TCATAAACGCAGGCACAGAGCCAAGACTGTGAGAAACTGTTGTAGTAGAGCCTGTCCCCGTATAAGTCACAACATCAAAGAACTTTGGTTGCTTGCGGAATGTCCATGAGGCAAAGTTACTACCACTTAGATTGACAACGCCTCTTGATTCAACAGAAAAACCAGAAGTAGTAAATGAACTTAATCGTTGCCCATCAAATAAGCTACCATTAGTTCCATTTGATTCAAGGTGGCGATAAGGGCCTCTTGCTGTATCAAAAAGATTGTGGCTTTGTGCTGTTGTTCTGTCTTTAATCCAAACTAACCCACCTTTAGTAGACAAGTCAATGCCGTTGGTAATGGTTTGTGATGAGCTATTGCCTGTATATAAGAAGCAAGAAAAACATTCTTCTATATAGTTAGGCACAACAGGAACACCACCACCAAAGGCATCGTAACTAGCCGCACCAGAAGTTGCTTGTAATGGCATGGTTTAAGCCTTAAATTGTGTGTTGCTTGCCAAGACTGTGAAAGTCGCACTACCTGTCTTGATAATCAAATAACGATAGCTATCAATGCCACTTGCATTTCCAGCAGTAGGCGCACCACCTAACCAACGTGTCGTGACACCAGATGTAGTGCCATCAACTTGAACCACGTTGTTGTAGTAAGCCGTAGAGCCTTGAGTCACCAAGAAAGCCACAGTCATTGATTGACCTGTACTCATCAAAGTGTTTAGTGAAGTACCACTAGAGCCTCTAAAGTTAACTGTCCAGTTAGCACTTGCGTTGCTTGTGTAGTACAGAACAGACTGAGTTGTAATGTCGTAAGCAATCGTGCCTGTAGCTGCTGTGGCTGATACTGTTGCTACCTCTGCCGCATCGTTTAAGACAATGGCGGTAGCAGATGATGAACCTGAGAAAGTCTGTGTGGCTGTGAAAGTCTGAGCAGCGTTGGTAACTGCCGTGTTAGCGTTGTAGGCTTGTACATCAGTGCCAATAGCTAGTCCAAGGAATGAACGTGCAGAAGAACCACCAGCACCTAAGGTAGTAAGATCAGCATCGTATGCTTGTACATCAGTACCAATAGCAAGGCCAAGGAATGAACGTGCAGAAGAACCACCAGCACCAAGTGTAGTTAGATCTGCGTCATATGCTTGGACATTAGTACCGATAGCCAAGCCTAAGTTTGTTCTTGCTGTAGAAGCACTGGCTAAGTCTGAAAGATTGTTAGACAGTTGTGCATATCTAGCATTTGATTGACTCTGTGTATAAACATTAGCAAGCTCAAAAGCAGCATAAGCAACAATGTCAATGACATCACCAGTGGTAGCTCCTGTAGCTAGAACAACAGTGACCCCATCATTAGCTGTGAAGTCTGATGTAGCTACTAGCTTAGAACCATTCAAGTAAACATCAACATAACCAACATCATATGTTGCAGAGAATGTTGTCTGACCTGATGTTGCTGTATATACAGATCTCTCTGAAGTACCATTGACAGCAGAGCCAGCAGCAGCCCAAGAAGAACCTGTGTATACATACATCACATTACCAACAGAGTTCCAATACAGAGCACCTGTTAGTAAAGCATTGCCATCATTGTCCACGGATGGAGCAGCGGTTTTACTACCTAAATATCTATCATCAAAAGCATCATAACTATTAGCAGCATTGGTAGCTGCAGTGGATGCTGTGCTTGCTGATGTGGCTGCATTGCCTTCACTGGTAGCAGCATTAGAAGCAGAGGTTGCAGCAGCAGCAGCAGATGTTGCAGCAGCAGTAGCACTACCTAAGATACCATCAACATACAATTTAGTAGTGGCATCAGCGTTATTTGTTGGAGTACCTAAGCCTGTAATCTTAGCTGTACCCATCGCAATAGCACCAGACATTGTGCCGCCTGTTAAGGACAGCTTCAATGCATCAGCAGTGTCTACATAAGCTTTAGTTGCTGCATCTTGGTTTGCTGTCGGATCACCTACACCTGTAATCTTAGATGTACCCATAGCAATAGCACCACTCATAGTGCCACCAGCCAAGGGAAGTTTAGCTGCAATAGAGTTAGTTACAGTAGTTGAGAATGAAGCATCATTACCAAGAGCTGCAGCAAGTTCATTAAGTGTGTCTAATGTACCCGGAGCAGAGGCTACTAAGTTGCTGATAGATGTATCAACATATCCTTTAGTAGCAGCATCACCAGAATTAGTAGGGCTGGTAAGATTGGTGATGGTGGCAGCAGTGCCAGCATTCATGTTCAACCCACCATTGATGGTGACATCATTGAAAGAAGATGTACCTGTAGATGCTGTGACATTACCAGTTAAATTACCTGTGACATTACCTGTCACTGCACCAGTAAGATTACCTGTAACATTACCTGTCACTGCTCCAGTTAATCCACCAACAAATCCTGTAGTGGCTGTAACTGTAGTACCTGTGATTGCTTGTGCAGAAGACCCACCAATAACAGCACCATCAATAGTACCTGCATTGATATCAGCAGATGCAATTGTTGCTGCTGAATTAACTGTTACATTCGTGAAAGTACCAGCAGCAGGTGTGGTTGTACCAATAGCAGCAGGAGAAGCCCAGTCAGCACCATCAAGCTGATCAGCATTAAGATTGGTTACCTTGGTTGTAGAAGCTACAACAAGAGGAGCAGTGCCTGTAGACACTGTAGAAGTAATTTGACCAGAAGCACTAGCAGTGGTGAAGTTTGCAGCAGCAGGAGTTGTTGCACCAATAACAGCATTGTCCACTGTACCACCATTAATGTCAGCAGTGTCAGCAACTAAGCTGTCAATGTTAGCTGTACCATCAATGTGTAAGTCTTTGAATTCTAAAGAGCTTGTACCAAGATCAACATCATTGTCTGTTACTGGAACAATAGCACCATCTTGAAAGCGAACCTGTTCAACAGCAGCAGCAGCCACTTCAACAAACACACCATGACGATTGTTAGCTGTATCAGTAGCAATCTTATTTAATAAGTCACTGTCACCAATGACAGGAACAGGATGACCCTCAGCAGTAGTGCCATCGTGCTTATGACCACCAGCAACACTAAAAGCATCACGAAGAGCATTGTACTCATTATTAATTGGTGCAGCACGAACTACGCCCGTTGGGACGATGTCAGCAGCAGATTGTCTTACATAACCTGTCAAGGTAGTTCTCCTTAGCGTCTGTCATTGATTGAATAATTCAAGACAAGCCCTTGAATCGTATGACTAGCATTAGTATCATTAGTCACATATTTGAAAGCAATGGAGAATCCAGAGCCTTCAATGTTTGTCTTCTTCACTGGTGATGGGTTGCCATCATAAATGGCTGTGGCATCATAGATGGCTTCATTGTAATAAGCAGCAGTTCCAACAACAGGAAGGTTATAGTTAGCAGGATTGAACACACCAACTGAATCATCAAAGTCATAGGAAACACCCATAACAATACTGGAAGATCCTTCACTTCTTAAAAAGGTAGAAATGTTATAGAAGTTCTTTCTAATGGTAGGATCTTGGAAATAATAAAAAGGAGTTTGATAGACGCTCAATATTTCAGTAGAGGCAAAAGAAGTTCCTGTTTCTTGTCTGTGTACTTTACCAGTAGCATCACCATGAATAATTACTTCATCAATACCAATATAACCACTAGAAGCGCAGGTAGCTGGAAAGCCAAACAACTGACTATACTCAAACGAAATACCACCTTCTCTTTCACGCAAACCACCTAACAATCCAAATGTTCCTTCGCTAGGAATAAACATTCTGAATTGAGACTTCTTACGCAACACCACTGAACTCAAAGATTCTGGATCAATAGAGCCAGCATTAAGTTCTTGTAAGATTGATGTAATGGTAAACTGAATCTGTTTAGAGATTGTTTCAAGCTCAACGTCACCAATCTTATTTGTTCCTGACACAGGTCTAAAACCATCTGGTCCTAAGAACAATAGATTACCACCCAGTTCTATCACACTATCTGGCACAACACAACCTAAGTTTGTTGTCACCTCGCCCACAACAAAGTCAGCTATGTTTGTACCTACCAAACTTTTAATAGCATTCTTACCGAAGATGTATAACGTATCTCTAAATTGTTTAATCTGAACAATTTCAAAGCCTACATTAATAACAGCAGCACCATTAGCTGGATTAAAGTCTGTCTCAGCTAATGGAGAAGAAACATATAAGTTGTAAGGATCTGTAGGATCACCAGCTAAGAATATATGATTCTTAAATGCTGCTGAATACTTAGGACTATTTGGTGCATTGGAATGCGTAATCTGTGTATATGTTGTTCCATCATACACGGCTGCTGGATTAATACCATCAGTTAAAACAAACTTAGGAGCACTCCAATTATACTTAGTAAACCTAACCTTCTTAACCCCTACCATCGTCACTGTACCGGGAGTAGTAATAGCAGTCCAAGTGGATGAGGATGCTACCCACCTATAAAAGTAGTTTGTACCAGCAGAGGGTTTACGACAAGCAAAAATACTATTGTTTAAATCTTCTGCTACTAATACGCCTAAGACAGCACCAGTGCCTGTAACTGTTCCATAGTTATTAGCAAATCCACTGATACGTCTATAACCACCATTAATAGAAGGTTCATAATTAATAAGCTGTGTAGCAGAACCGGGGCTTTCTTCACCTTGAGACAATACGTCCCTATTGGTGTTCATGCCACCAATAGAAGTTACTTTAAAGCCATTAATTCTGTCTGCCATTAAAACACTCTAGGATGGAATGATGGGCTAATAGATGCTGTAGAACTCATATACAGAGGCTCATCTAGCAACAGTCTTCGCATCGCTCTAATACCAGTATCAAACTTGTCTTTATAAACTGCTGCGCCTTGTTCATTAGACCTGAACATCAGCATGTAGAACATAGCACCATCAATTAATACATTGGTAAATCTGTCTGGAATAATAGCTACATCAGTAGATTCAGCTAAGTCAGCAGGAAAAGACCAATACTTATATTCAATCTCATAAGCCTGATCTGGTTTTGGAGTGACACCAAACTTAGACTCTTGTGTTTGATAAACAGCAATTGCAGGGCCATAACCACCAGTACCATTAGTGTCTTCTTGAGGACGATGGTTGTTCAGGTAGTCAGTGTAAGTAAGAACAGCAAGACGAGAAGGCTGATTGTTAGCTGCAGTGAGTTTCTTTAAATAGAAAGAATCCCAATCTACAGTGGACGTATTAGAAGGAAAACTATATGTACCTGTACCAACAGTTAATGTCTGGGTCTGGGTGGCTAAAGCAAAAGGCCATTCTTGTGCGGAGTGCATCAATTCTCTAATGGATGAATTGATAGCATTCTTTGCTAGAGCTTGGATGTTTCTAGCATTATCGAATTCGGTGGAGTCCATAACGACCTCACCCATTCTTCGTAGCAATTCATTCGTTAAAGAAATGTATGTAGA